AAACTTTGGCAGGAATATGGTGGTCAGATTGCAAATAAATTGGATATGATCGCAACTTCAATTTCTGATGACTTCTTGAGTACCTTGTTTAATCGTATTACTGATAAAATTGTTCACGACGATGAAACCCGAAATTACGAGTTGGTGATTGCGAACTTGATTAAAGACGGCGTAATTGGTCAGGCAAGACAAGAAGAAACGATAGAAGATCAAGCATTTGATATGGTAACTGAATTTGTGAATGCAGTTACGTTCGAGTTTTTAACTGAATGGAATTATCCACCTGATTTCAAAGGAACACCCCAGGATAATGAATATTCAGATGATGAAATCGAAGTAGCTTACGATGATTTGATATATCATGCGAAAGCTCGAGTAGCTAAATTTTTCAAAGATGGCGAGCAAAATGATTATGATTTGCATGATCCCGAAGAATTTTCTGGCACTTTGCAATCCTTGGTCAATGACTTCTACAATTCTCTTTCAGAAGAAACCAAGAATATTTTTACTTGGGAAGAAATGGAACAAGAAGTCGGGAAAATTCTCCAATCAGAACTAAATCATAACGTGTGAACTGCCGTGCGTCTAAAGAACACACGGTTTTCTTAGCCAGGTAGAATAAACTCAATCTATTTTTGACAAAAGGTCCTCCTAGACTTTAATATGACAACACTTATTGAGCAAGCAAATAAATAAGATTGTGGAAGCAATTTCCACAATAGGCACAATAGGCAAAAAAAGGCAAAAAAGGCACAAGGAGGCTTAAATGACATTAGATATGAATGCAATGCGTGCTCTGCTAGCAGCAGAAGAAGAAAAAAACCAAAATAGAGGATCCGGCGGTTCAGGGAAAATTGGAGAAGGTCCAGTTTATCCGCATTGGTCAATTCCGGTTGACACAATGGCAGTCGTTCGTTTCCTTCCCGATGGCGGAGAGAATCCGTTCTTCTGGGTTGATAGAACAATCAGAAAAATCCCATTCACCGCAGTAAAGGGGGTCGATCTCGGCAACCGCCAAACAGTTGATGTTCAGGTTCCTGATCTCGAAGTATTCGAGAAGGGTCTTGATCCTATTCAGAAGACCATTTCTCCTTGGTGGAATGAAGGACGTCATGAAGAATATCGCACTTACAAGCGTCGCATGTCTCACATCTACCAGGGATTCGTTCGAGTTCATCCCGGATTTGTGGATGGCAAGGGAAATCCAGTAGACGCCGAGCAGCCTGAAAATCCAATCAGACGTTTCATCCTTTCTCCAAAAATTCATGAAACTGTGAAAGCAATCATCATGAACGCAAAGGTGAAGCATTCGCCGGTCGATTTCGATCACGGCCGAGATTTTGAAATTCATCTCCGTAAGCAGGGCCAGTTCAATAACTATGATGCAAGTCAGTGGTCTTTTGAAGAAGACGGTTTGACTGATGATGAAATCGCAGCTTTGGAAAAGTTTGGGTTGGAATCGTTGAAGGACTTCGTGCCTTCTCGTCCCGACGATGCGCACATCAACGCTATTGAAGAATTGTTCCAGGCAAGTTTGGCAGGTCTTCCATACGACTTCGAGCGTTGGGGAGAATTCTATCGTCCAGGCGGGGTCAGCTTTGAAGACACCACCAAGACCTCGGTTCAAGTCGATAAGACTGAATCCGTTACGGTCGAGGGAACCAAGACCAAGGATCTTCTTGATAAGGTTAAGAAGACTGCAGCAACAGAAGAAACGGCCGCCGATTCCGTAGAGCCTCCGTTTGAAACGGACACTCCGAAGGAAGTTGTGGTTGAGAAGAAGACGACAACGACTTCAACCTCAACTGCCGATCTTTTGGCTAAGCTCAAAGCACAAAACCAGAAAAAAGAAGCAGCTGAATAACTTGAGTGAGGGGGAGAAATCCCCCTCACTCAATGTTTCTTTGGGAGGAAGAAATGCGAGTTTTTGATTTTGATGATTATTTAGAAGAAGTTTCTACGGAGTGTGAAAATGACCAAACCAACAGATCTATCCAAGTTCAGAAAATCGGTAACGAAGAATATCGGAGGGATTTCCGAAGGATTCAACGATCCGAAGATCTGGCTTGATACCGGGTGCTTTGCACTCAATTATCTGATCTCGGGACGATTCGATGGCGGGATTCCTTTAGAAGGAAAAATGACCCTCCTTGCTGGAGAATCCGGATCAGGAAAATCGTATATTGCATCTGGTAATATTATTAAGGATGCGCAGAAGAAAGGCATCTTTCCGGTCTTGATCGATTCTGAAAATGCACTTGATGAAGCGTGGCTTCAGGCGCTGGGAGTTGACACAAGTGAAGATCGGTTGATGAAAATCAACGCTTCCATGATTGACGATGTAGGAAAGTTTATTTCCAATTTCGTCATTGAATACAAGGCTGAGTATTCTTCAGTGCCTTTGGCTGAACGGCCCCCGGTGTTGTTTGTGGTTGATTCTTTAGGAATGTTATTGACACCGGTCGATAGAGATCAATTCCAAAAGGGTGACATGAAGGGTGACATGGGACGCAAGGCAAAACAGACAACCGCCTTAGTAAGAAACGTCATCTCGATTTGTTCATCGGAAAACATCGGTCTCTTAGCAACTAACCACACATATGAATCACAGGATATGTTCAGCCCGGATGCGGTTATCTCGGGCGGCAAAGGACTTGAGTACGCATCTTCGGTAATTGTGACTCTTCAGAAACGCAAGTTGAAAGAAGACGATGCCGGAAACAAAGGTTCAGAAGTTCATGGAATTAGAGCGGCCGCTCAGGTTCGTAAGTCGCGTTATGCGAAACCATTCGAGAAAATCGAAATTAAGATTCCATACGACACCGGTATGAATCCGTATTCGGGTCTTTTTGAACTTTTTGAAAAGAAAGGACTCATTCAGAAAGAAGGAAACAAGTTCAAGCATACTTTCAAGAACGGCGAAGAAGTCAAAGAATTTAGAAAGAAGTTTACCGATTCAATTCTTGATAGAATTATGTTAGAATACGAAGAACCAACTCCTTTGTCTCCAGTTGAATTCGACGAAGAACTCGAGGAGATGAGCGATGAATGATGAACTTTTTCTAGAGATTTGGTCGCTGTTCTTGCCGTTCGTTCCAGAAAAAGAACGCGAGGTAATCGCTAGGCAATTTATCGAAACATTCGAAAATTGTGGCCAGGATATCGATCAATTTGAAGAAATTCACGGCGCTGATCGCTATATTGACGAGGTGCTAGCTGAACTGGGCTATGCAAACGAAATGGATGACTCTGAGGAGGAGATCTAATGTCCGGTTGGGTTTACAAAATTCAGGAATCATTTGATAACATCGTTCATTTTGTAAGCCATTTTGACGCCGAATACGAATCCGCCCGGAAAGAAATTCCGATAAAAGGTGAAATTCAAACACACTCGGCACAGCTCCCCGGCCAGTTCGAATATCGGTATCGGCAATTACAAGAGATCGAGGCTGTTCTAGAGTTTCTGAATATTGAATTACGTAAAGTCAAGTCAAGTCATTACAAGAGATACCTAGAAGGATATAAACGTGCACTAACATCGAGAGATATTGATAAATATATCGACGGTGAAGATGAAGTAATTCAGCTTCAAATATTAATCAATGAAGTAGCACTGGTCCGTAATAAATTTTTGGCTCTTACCAAAGGATTCGAATCCAAGGGATTCCAATTGATGAATTTGGTAAAGCTGCGAACGAGCGGCCTGGACGACGCAACCATTTAACTTTTCCAGATTCTACCGAGTTGCCATCCATTTACTATTTCAGGGTCATCTAAGGAAAAATATTTGGTTTCGTTTTTGCTATTTACGAACCATTTTTTTCCTTTTATGGCCGATTTACCGAACATACCGTTTCTCTTTCCGGCAGTCTTCCCTTTGCTAGAAATTGACATTTTTAATTTTGATTCGGAAGAATGTTGCTTTCCGGTAAAAGTTCCGGGAAGGCCAGTCAACCCTTTATTCCACGAAGGTTTTCCGGTATTAGAGGAAGATATTTTGGCCACTCTTATATCATTTTCTTTGGTGAGTCCTTTATTCCATGCTTCTTTTTTACCTTTTTGTTTTCTAGCAGCGTTGCTTATTTTCTTCTTTATGATATCCGATCTTTCTTTGCCATATAGTTCATCAAAAGATTTCCCCAATCGACGGTTTCGTCTGTTTTCGCGTTCTTGTATCGATATGATTCCGTTGGTCATGCCATCACCGCCATCTGTCATATTTGTCAATATTCCGGTTTTTAGGTCTCTCCTTCCAAAATATTGAATTAACTCGATTTCTTTGGTTTTGACTTCAATCACAGAAGTTGATTCTAGAACGATTTTTACAATAGGTGCAAGTCCGCGTGATAAAATCTTTCGAATTACTGAACGTTTGAGTATGTTGCCTTTTTTATCATTTGTACAATTTTTAGCTTCTCTTACGTGATCAGTATATCGCTCATTTTTATTATTCCTTGCGGTACCGACACCGATATAGAATGGCAGTTTATTTCTAGGATCAATAAGAACATAGGTAATATTTTGACATGATTCCTCCGAATAAATATAATGTATCAAGTGGGACAGCTTGAATCTCCGGGTCGAGCAGTTAATCGGTGCACCGATTAACTTACCACTTTTATTTATTTCAGCCAAGAAGACCACTACCCTTCAGGGTAGCCAGTAGTTCACTTAAAATGTAGCAACAGAAGATACCCAGACAGAAAATGAAGATTGATTTCCTAGATCCCGATGCGCCGAAGAAACGACGGTATCAAAATTATTTGAGGGCTATTCGCAATTTTCTGAAAAACAATAGCATCTCAGCCACGGACATGAAATTAGTCGCAAAATTTTTTGAAAGGAAACAACTTAATCGAGAAATTAGAAAGAACCCAAACCGTGTTCAGACTTTGAATTTAATTGGTTGGGTTAGGACTTTATTTCGTCTCCAACCATTTGAACAAGCCCATCGTGATTTACGGTCACTTGGGTTGAATTTAGAAATTCAACCGCATTATGAAAGAAAAATAAGAAATGAATATCGAAGAAGAAATCGACCCACCGTAGCCCGCGTTGACCGATCAGTAAAATCAACACCGGTTGTGGTCATAAGGAAGAAGCGATGAAATTAATTGAATTCCAAAACCAAATGCAAATTGATAGAGCGTCGAACGGCACATTTGCCGGTGCACGTTTAGCTGATGTCACCGTTCAAGGATTGCAGCGTTTTCAACGTGAGAATGATATTCAGAATCCAATCCCGCCTGAAAAATTTCATGTAACAATTCTTTACTCCAGAAAACCTTGTCCTGAATATGAACCTGCTGGAAAATATCCAGCACCAATTGCTGCGGATTTTTTAGCTTGGGATTTGTTTCCTAGTCAGAAAGACAAAGATGGAAATCATAGCAATTGTTTGGTTATGAAAATCAATTCACCGGAACTCCGTGCACGCCATAGATATTTAATGGATAAGCATGGAGCGACATTTGATTTCGATGAATATATTCCGCATTTGACTTTATCATATAATGCCGGCGACGTATTACTCGAGGCATTGCCTGAATTTGTTGAGCCCATCATTATTACTCGAGAATATTATCAACCGATTGATTTATCATGGGCAACAAATAATTGACAAACTGAATTCTATATCATAATATATCATATAAGGGTATCAAACTTTGAAAGGATATGGAATGTCTGGAAATCCAGAAACAATAGAAGAGACAAAGTCGAAAACGAAGATTGGCAAACCTTCGATGTATAAGGTCATCCTGTTGAATGACGATTACACAACAACCGAATTTGTCATCGCTATCTTGAAGGATATCTTTCACAAATCGGATGAAGAAGCCACAATCATTACCGCCAGAGTTCATGAAACCGGCGCAGGAATCGCTGGAATCTATACCCGTGAAATCGCAGAATCGAAAGTGGCTGAAGTGATTGTTACAGCGCGTCATTATCAGTTCCCGTTACAGGCTGTGACCGAAAAGGAGTGAAATGAATTTTCTGTCTGTGTGCAAGAATGTTCTTGCATCGAACAATAAGACCGGCTGGAAAAGCCCAAAACCAGCTATTCGAGTGAGCAAATCTCCGGCCGGCAAAGTCGCGGCCAGAGAACATGCTGTGGGTATAGTTGACAAGAACGGCGAAGTAGTTGCTAGGTTGGTATCGACGACTGATGGAACCCCAATCATAAAATGCGGCGCAAAAGTGGCATTGATTACTGAGTTCGACGTCATTCCACTATGAAAATAGTAACTGATTATCCACCCAATGTTGATGAAATCAGGTTGGTTTTTCCAATCTCGGATTCAGTTATTTTTGCATGGGGTGATACGATTTTCAATCCAGGCGGAGGAGAAATTCCTCCAGAATTGATCGAGCATGAAGAAGTTCATGGCACTCGACAAGGAAATGATCCCAAGGGATGGTGGGATCGCTATCTAATCGACCCGGCGTTTCGTTTAGCTGAGGAAGTTCCCGCCCATAAAGAGGAATTTCGATGGATAGTTCAGAATGCAAATCGCGCCGAAAGACGCCGTGCATTGCTTTTGATCTCAGAACGATTAGCTTCTCCTCTCTACGGAAAAATGATTAGACCGCAAGAAGCCAAGAAAATAATAAAAGGAGTTTTAAATGAGTGTTAGCCGTCCACCCAAAAGAGTCACAAATGCATACCGAAAAGGATGGAACGAAATTTTCGGTAAGAAAGAAGATAGACAAGTTCTCTATCTTGACACCGGTAATTTGTCACCTGAAAAAGCGAAAGAATTTGTTGACGACTATGCTGCAAAAATAGAAGTCGCGAAAGAACTTTCCAAACCTGATAGACCTCTGAACAATATTCAAAAAAATGATCGTAATTCTTGACACGGAGACAACAGGTCTCGATACTAAATCCTGTGAAATTATTGAAATTGCAACTTGTCCGTTAGGCGACGAAGAAGTTCAATCGATTTTAATTCGTCCGGTAAACCCGATTCCAAATGAAGTAATTGAAATCACGGGCATCACAAATGAAATGGTAGCTTCAGAGCCGACACTCGAAGAAGCGCTCCCGAAACTTTTGGAAATGCTGCATTTAGATGAGGACCCGATATTCGTAGCACATAATGCTCCATTCGATATGGGAATGGTTCTTCATAATTTAATGCGTGTTGGGTTCGAACAATCCGATTTGACATTTATGGATAAGAGTCGTTGGCTTTGCACAAATAGGCTGTCAAAAATCACATATGGCGCAGATCCAAAATGCAGAAGCACAAAATTAACCGAAATGCAAAAGTTCTGTAATTTGCATGTTCCAGAAAATAATATTGCTCACCGTGCAGGCGCCGACGTTTTGACTTGCATGCGTCTTCTAGAACATTTTCTAGAAAAGTACCAAGATCTTTCAATTGAAGAATTGAACGAATTGTGCTGGGGACCAATTCAATATACTCGTTTTCCCTTTGGTATGCATAAAGGAAAATTACTTGAGCGAATCCCAACGGATTACTTCATTTGGTTATTCGAGAATATCAACTCATTGAATCCAGAAGACCCTAACTTTGATGCCGATCTATACGGATCCATCGAGAATGAAATTAATAGACGAATTGCCGCGATGGCGTTTTGATTTTTTAATTGACATTCTCAAATTTTGAATATAAATATGAGAACGTAGGTTAGCTTATAGCAATTTACGCTTAGTCGAATCGTAAGGTTACGGCAAAATCGAATGGTTACCCATTCACAATGTGAGGTAAACAAAATGAAACAAGAAGTACTTATGGTATCCCGTCAGGATACTATTGCTGAGCTGACTCCGTGGTTCGATCAGCAACTCGAAAATCTCATCGAAAATCGAACGATTCTGTCTTTCCCGGATTTGGAAAAAGTCCGTGAAGGGATTGTTCTTGATTTGGCATCCTATCGGGTTCAAACCGGCATCAACAAAGTTGTTTTGGGAATGTCCGGCGGCGTAGACTCGGCACTGACCGCAGCGCTCTTTAAAGAAGCTGATTGGGAAGTGACTGGATTCCTTCTCCCCATCAACCAGAATCCGGTTGAAACTGCTCGAGGGCAGGAAGCGTGTGAACAGCTTGATATTCCTTTTATTACGGTTGATCTTTCCCACGAAGCCAATTCGCTCGCCAACCGTTTGGTGAGTATCAATCCTACCACAAAAGCTGAACTGATCCGTGCCGGTAATATTCGTGCTCGCCTACGAATGATCACTCTCTACAATGCGGCGGCCTCCCAGGGCGGCCTGGTAGCTAGCACCGACAACTTCAGTGAGCTTTCAGCCGGCTTCTGGACTCTGCACGGAGACGTTGGTGACCTTTCACCGATCCAGTCTCTTTGGAAGTCTTGGGAGGTGCCGATGCTTGCTCGGATGTGCAATGTTCCGAAGTCCATCTACACTGCAAAACCGACTGACGGCCTCGGCGTCGACAACGGAGACGAAGCACAATTCGGCTGTTCGTATCTGGAATGGGACCTCATGCTGATGTCTATTCTCAACAAATCGTTGGGTGATATCAGCTCTGAAAAGCGCGCTACCGAGGTCTATAACAGTGTCGTAACCAGACTGTCATCTACTACTTACAAGCGTTTCAACCCGGCCTACCTTAAGAACAAGGTCGACCCCGGGCGTTTCGATCAATTGGCAGGACTCGATGCCGAATGGGTACCGAATATCCTGAAATAAGAAGTAGATGCGAAAATTAAAGACGGCCAACTTTCAGGGAAGAAATTCGTCCTTTACACAGGAAACCGATTAATATACAATGAAACTGAAGATGAAAAAGATTTGGATCGAGGCATAAAATGCAAGCACCAAAACTCGAAGAAGAATTCATTGTTCGTTCTTTAATGGACGTGGATTTTTACAAATTTACGATGGGTTATTTCATTTTTGAAAACTACCGTCGTACCACTGTTCGGTTTGATTTGATTAACCGGGCAACCGAAATTCCGTTGGCACGAATCATTGATGAAGAAGAACTTCGGGCAAATTTGGATCACGTTCGCACCTTACGCTTCCGTAAAACTGATCTTTATTATCTCCGCGGAATGGATGTATACAGTAAGAATATGTTCTCTGATGAGTACATTCAATTCTTGGCTAATTTGCAATTGCCTGAATATGGTTTGATGCGAGACGGTGATCAGTACATCCTGCAGTTCCAAGGAAATTGGGAAGAAGTGACATTCTGGGAAACAATTGCTTTGGCAATCATCTCTGAACTTTATTACCGGTCCTTGATGCGCAAGATGACTCAGAGCGAACGGAATGTTTTGTACAGCAATGCAACTTCTAAGCTCTATGAAAAACTGCAAACAATCAAACGTCGTGTTCCAGATGTCAAAATTGCTGATTTTGGTCAACGCCGTAGACACTCTTTTCTCTGGCAAAAAGGCGCCATCGAGATGGCGCAGGAAATCCTCGGTGACTCGTTTACCGGCACCAGCAACACGTACCTGGCCTTTAACCAGGATTTAACCCCGATCGGAACAAACGCACATGAACTTCCGATGGTGGTCACTGCCTTGGTTCCAGACTCGGAAAAGAAACAGGCGCAATACCGAGTTCTGCGTGAATGGGGCAAACTATATGGAAACGGATTGCGAATTGTTCTGCCTGATACATATGGATCAGAACAGTTCTTCCGTGATATGCCCGAAGACCTCGCATATGATATTGCCCAGAATTGGCGTGGTATGAGACAGGATTCCGGAGACCCTTTCCGAGAAGCCGACGCGTTTTATGCATGGATTTCGAAGTTTGGAGCAAATCCAAAAGAGAAAGTTTGCATTTTCTCAGATGGTTTGGATTGGGGAGATATTATCAAATGGCACGAGACCTACTCGAATTCGATGAATGTGCCATTTGGTTGGGGAACCATGCTGACCAACGACTTCGTGGATTGTGACCCTACAGGAAACCCACTGTTCAAACCGTTTAGCATGGTCTGTAAGGTTACCCGAGCAAACGGTCAACCGGCAGTCAAACTCAGCAATAACCCAACCAAAGCCACTGGACCAAAAGATGAAATTCAGAAATATCTAATGATTTTCGGTAACACGGGGTTCACGCAGCAAGAGGTTAAGGTCTAATGCGTCTCTTTGATATTTTTCAGGAAGACCCCGAAAAGGCGCTTGAAGAAAGGTTCATACGGGAAAAGAAGCGTACAGGTAACAAGGCAATTTTTATCTGGACAAGTTCTAAGTCTACGGATGGTACCCGATATGGATCTTACAAATATGTCACCCGCCACCAACTTGAAGGTAGAAAAATCGAAATTGAATATTGGGATGGTGATATTTCACTTCTTTTTCTCGATGTAGTGTTTGATCCCAAAAATCCACGAAGGAAATTATAAATGTTTACATATGATTATCCGATGAACACCGGCGCTACAACCATGCTTCTAGTTGCAAAAGGTGAATTTTGGTACGACTCACAGTTTCTTCTGGGATTTCGTGGCAATAAAGATGTCTATGGAAATATGTGGTCTTTGCCTGGCGGGCTTATGAATGCAGGAAAAGAGAATGCCAGGCAATGCGCGTCTAGGGAAACGTATGAAGAGCTCGGCATTACGGTACTCCCCCATGAATGGACGCTTTTCATGGAAAGTTCCGACGTCGACACAGATCCCAGAGCACACGTCATCAATCTTTGCTTCATGAAGGTGTTCGATGTCGACCAGAAACCTAATTTTACGGCATCTGACGATCTCGCTGATGCACGATGGTTCGAAATGACTGAGCTTCTCCAGTTCTCAACGAGAGTCCACGGCTTCAAACCCATGGCATTCAATCATTACGAGATTCTTCAAGCTGGATTTCGTTCTTTTATGGAAACTCAAAGTTAGGGATAGAAATGACACTTAAATTTTTCAAAGATGCGTTTGTTGGTATTCAGCAATCGATCCATGAAACTCCGTATTTAGGATTCATGACACCGAACGGTACCGACAGTGCTGCGGAAAAACGAAAAGAAACCGTTCGGAATTGGGCAGAAGGCTGGTCCGGTAATAATACACATGAATACCGGGAATTCGAAAATGTTCCGATGGCAGGATTTCAAATCGTGGATTCGGTTTCTCGATGGTCAACATCGAATAAATGGTTTCGTGTGGTTGACCCACGCAATTTCCAGTTAGAAATTTCAGCCGACAACATCGTGAAGATTCTGACAAACTCGACTGTTATAAACGGCGAAATCCAAGGTGACTGCATCTGGGCCCGTGACGGCGGAACCAACGTTCTAGTTCCGGTGAATTCACCGGAATATACGGAAGCCAAAGAAAACACCGTTCGAGCCACCAAAACAGTGCGCGCTGCTATTGGCGACAAAGTCCGATTAAAAGACGGAACCGATTGGTTTTATCTGGGAGAAGTTTACGCGTTCGTATCACCGCCCTATGGAAACGACTTTTCAATCAAGAAGATGTTTGCAATTTACCAGACGAATGATGCGTATGATTCGGTAGACATGTTTGCAAAAAATCCGGTGACTGAAATCACAGAAGCCGGTGCCATGAAATTGACAGCTGAAGAAGCCTTAAAAATTATAAACGATGCTCGGTACCGTTATTCTTTTGTGAAGGGTCAGATTGAAGGAGCCTTCCTGAATCCAACAAAAATTTCTGAACTCGAAGAGTTGCTAGAACCGTTATCCGTTGACACTGTTAATACCGGTGATGTTATCGCTGAATTTGACGGCGAGCGATATCTAGTAATCAGCTACGAAACTCGTAAAACTCCACTGGTTCATGTTTATGCTCAGACTTGTGAATCATACCTTGAATTTTCAAAGCCAGCACCAGTATACCGTTACGGGATGCCTGATGTTAGAAAAAAATTCACCCGGGCTCCTGATCAGCTTTGGAAAATCAGTGTAAGAAATAAGAGCGGTGAAAAACTGCTTCTGTCATATTTACCGGAGAAAAAGAAATGAACAGAGTAGCCTCTGCAGCAATGCGCGGACAACCATTTCACAAAGGGCACACAAAAATCCTGAATAGGATGTGTGAAGATTTTGAAACTGTGATTCTTGCTATCGGATCAACTACTAATGTTCACGATAGATGGAATCCGTTCACGTTTGAAGTTCGAAAGCAGATGATCCAAAACATCTACGGAGATCGAATTCGAATTGTGCCTCTTTCGGATTTGAAGACACAAGAAGGAACGAACGATTGGGTTGATTATTTCTTAGACAAAATCAAGAAGGTAGGCTTGCCATCGCCCACCGATTATTTCACAGGTTCGATTGCTGACAGTCGTTGGTACACCAATCGATTTTATTTGGAAGGGGTTTCTGATCGTGGCGAATTTCGAGAAAATCTGGGAGAAATACCGCCACGCGGTGACATTGAGTACGGACCCAAGAGAATTTTGCATATCTTAGACCGTGATGAAAACCCAATTCCTCCGGCAACTGACCTTCGAACTTTTTTGGAACTCGGATGCGATGATTGGAAGGAATGGGTTCCTAGAGTTAATTGGGATTTGGTGGAGAAAAATTTCCCGGCCGAGTTCAAAATGAAATGAAATGATATCGACGAAATACCAAATTTGGAATCCGTATTTTGTACAGACTGTGACTGCGTATATATTACTACACCGAAATCCACTCTCGGTTGCCATCGACGGTGTTCGTGCCGCAATACGACAAAATCTCATAAATCAAATTAAGGATCAGAATGAATTGGAAAATAGAAGAATTTGAAGACGTTGGCGAACATGTTCAAAAATTCGTCTTCACGAAAGAAGATGCGGTTGCGGAAGCGGTTCTCTACCGGTATCCGACATTCGAGGAAAGAACAGTGATTTGCTGCTCGACGCAATCCGGATGCCCCGTTGGTTGTCGATTTTGTGGCGCAGGCGACGCATTTGCTAGAAGCCTAACCGATGATGAAATCATCGAGCAGGTAGAATATAGCATTATGCGAACGCAGGTTAACCCGAATACCATTAACCGACTTCAAATTATGTTCATGTCTATGGGAGAACCGTTGTTGAATTTGAAGAATTTGGTTCCGGCAATCAAAAGACTTTATCAAATGTATCCAAATGCAGCTCTTCTAATTAGCACTTCTGCCCCGGATGTTGACTACGAAATCGTGAATCAACTTAGCGTCGAGGTTCCAACCGTTGGATTACAGTTCTCGATACACGAGTCCACAAACGAACGGCGTGACGCCTTGATTCCATTTAAGAAAAAAATGAATTTGAGTCAGATAAAAGAAGCCGGGACACGCTGGGCAAACGCTACTGGCCGCCGCCCGTTCTTCAATTATTGTGCCGGTCCTGAAAACTCAAATGATGAAGACGCCGATCGGTTAATGGAGCTGTTCGATCCGTTTATCTGGAATGCGACAATCAGTGTAATCTGTGAACGAGACGAGTATCTTGAAGCTCGTAACGAATTCCAACGAAATCTAGCGGTTGACTTTTCAGAAAAACTTGTGAATCGAGGATTCGATGTGCGAGTTTTCGATCCTGCCGGTCAGGATACAATTGGCGGCGGTTGTGGCCAATTGCATTTTGTTCAAAGATGGTTTGAACAAAATCCAGATAAAATCCGGCAGTCAATTGGTTCTGGATTAGGGAAAGTTCATGCCCCCAAATGCAGTTAAACCTTTCAGGGAAACCTAATGACAAAAGAGAAATGTTATGCATGTGCATATTCAAGCTGGGACCCGGATACTGGGCCTTGGTGCGGGCATCCAGAGGTGACTAAGACCAACTTATTTGGTTATGTTCTGGGCCATAAAGAGTTAGACGCCATTTGCGGTAAAAATAGAACACTTTTTGAACAGCATCCATTGAGACCAAAATTATGAGGTCAGTCAATTCCAATTTCCGTCAACTAGTTCGGGTGTTTTATCCTACCATAATAAAAACAAGGGTTATGTTTGCACAGGGAAAGCACCAACAATTTAGTTCCATTTTCTTGACCTTTGAAAATGAAATAATTCATCACCTTATTCAAGGCTTTGGTGATTTAGAAGTTGAACGATATTTTTCGGGGTCTGATGAAGGCAAATGAATAGTTGACCCTTTTGATACCAATTTCAAAAGAATTATTCTTGACTTTTCCCTAAAAATACATACAATATAACAAAGGGAATGCCACGCGCCCTGCATGAGCAAAAGACGTTATACTCCAAAATGGAGGACTGCAATGAAAACAGTCGAAGAACGTCTCGAAATTCTGAAGAAATTTCCGTTTGTTTTTCCAGATCACGTTAGACCTCTCATCGAAGAGATCGATTCTCTCAAAATCGAGAAGAACGCTGTAATTCTGGCTCACAATTACCAAACTCCTGATATTTTCTACGGTGTTGCTGACATAACCGGCGACTCACTTGCTCTTGCTCGTGAAGCAATGGCGGTCGACGCCGATGTCATTGTCCTGGCCGGCGTGCACTTTATGGCTGAGACTGCGAAGTTGATGAATCCGACGAAAACGGTTTTGATTCCTGACGTTGAAGCCGGCTGCTCGTTGGCCGAATCAATCACTCCTGAAGATGTTCGATCCCTAAAAGCGCAATATCCTGGCGTTCCGGTGGTGACTTATGTCAATACAACGGCAGCAGTCAAAGCTGAATGTGATATCACATGCACTTCCGGAAATGCTGTCAAGATTGTCGAGTCACTAGGTGTTCCTCAGGTGATCGTGGTTCCGGATGAGTATTTGGCGGATTGGATTCAATCCGAAACGAAAGTCGAGATCATTAAATTCAAGGGACACTGTGAAGTTCATGAAAAATTCACCCCGGCCGAAATTGAAGGGTATCGAGATGTCTACGAAGGGTTGAAAGTGATTGCGCACCCTGAATGTCCGGAAGATGTTTTGCGGGTGGCCGATTTCGTTGGTTCAACTGCAAAAATGAATGAATACGTCAAACTAGAACAGCCTGAACGAGTCATGCTGGTTACTGAATGCAGTATGTCAGATAACGTCTCAGTAGAAAATCCGAACGTTGAGTTCATCAGACCTTGTCATTTGTGTCCGCATATGAAAAAGATCACGCTTGAAAAGATCCGTGATTCTTTGGTTACGCTCTCTCCGAAGGTAGAAATTTCGGAAGAGATCGTAACCAGGGCACGACTTGCAGTCGAAAAAATGCTTGACGTGAAATAAACTTTGAATATACAATTAGAATAGGAGAACGAAAATGAAAAAGATTGTCATTGTAGTCGACGCACAGAACGACTTCATGAAGGAAAATGGAAATCTTCCGGTTTCCGGTGCCGAAGAATTAATTGAGCCGATTAACGATTATCTGAGAGCACTAAAGGCTTCTGATGTCGAACTCGTGCTTTTCACGTTCGATACTCACACCGAAGAAGGTTTCCCTGGAAGCCCCGAAAGTGAACTGTTTCCTCTACACTGCGTGAAGGGAACAGTTGGTTGGGAACTTGCCGTTACGACTGAGGTCGAACCCACAGTATTCAAACTCGAAAAGGGCGTGTTTGATATGTGGGCAGAAGATGACATTCGAGTGGTTGATCCAACTGGATTCGATTGCGGCCGTGAATTTCTCTTTGAGCAGCTCAAACGGAATGAGATGATCGATGTGGAAGTGGTAGGTGTCGCAGCCGACTTCTGTGTCAAGTGGGCGGTAGATGGCCTGCTCCGTCGAGGCTTCCGAGTTACAGTGAACGAATCATTAACTCGGGGTATCGAACGGCAAATTGATCAGGTTCTGGCTGAGGATTGGGAAGACCAGGCAGTCTTCCTCGCCTAGGCTCTTTTATAAAAAACGCGCAATTTGGCCGGGGAAATCTTCCCCGGCCAAATGCGTAATAAATAGACTAATAAACCTGTATGTTGAGGTAAAATGAAATCAATCGGCACCGTTAATTCTGCTTCCTCTGATGTCACGGTCGTCCGTGCGGATGGAACCATCGACTCATTGAAAATTGGCGACCCGATTTTTGAAGGAGATAAAATTTCTACCGGATCCGATGATTCAGTAGCAATTATATTCGACGACCAATCAATTTTCAGCATGTCTGGAAATTCAACCATGGTGGTTGATGCAATGGTTTACAATGCTGAATCACAATCCGGTACCATGGTCTTAGACATGCCGGTCGGTGTCGCAACATTCATTTCCGGATTTATTGCAAAAACCGATCCGAACGCAATGCAAATCACAACACCTGTCGCAACAATCGGAATTCGTGGTACTCAGGTGGGTATTTTAGTTGACGAAACTGGTAATACCGAAGCAGTTCTGATGGAAGAAGTAGATGGATTCATCGGTGAAATTGTGGTTCAAGGTTTGACTGGACTTCAGGTAATCAACCAAAAGAATTTTGCAACTCAGGTTCTCGTTGCGGATCCAAATCCGAGTGAACCGTTTCCGGTTGAACTTCAAATGATTTTGGATAAATTCGGTGTTTCGGTTGATTTTGCTGAAGAAGCAGTATTTGTTCTTGATGCAGATATCCCGGAAATTGATTTGCCAGAAAGAGAATTCATCGGACCGCAAGATCAGCTCGAGCGCAGCATTTCACCTGAAGAAAATGACATCTTCTCTTCACCGGATTTTGATTCGTTTCAAACAGATTCTGGAAATGATACTTTCCAAGAAGATTTCACACAGGTTACAACTAAACTGGAAATTTCAAATGAGACCCAAGATATTTTTGATTCTTTTGTTACTGACATTGTGGACACCGACGGTTCAAGCACAAACGAGCGAACAGTGCGAGACCAAACTGACGATCGCCTACCAACAGGACTGTCAGGAAGCGGTGTTGCAGAAACTACTGATGTTCCTGAATCAGATTCTAGAGAAGCCGATAACTCAGCAAACGATGACTCAACTGAGTCAGACTCTTCAGGAAACGATTCGGAAATTGGAACAGACGAAGAAACCTATCCCGGGCCCGACGACGAAATAGTTTTGATATCGACCTCATCAGAAGTTAAAACGCAATCGAATTCCGAAACCACAGTTCGTTTCGAGCCTAGGATTTCTTTCGAGGAAGAAGTGTCGAATGGCGTGACAACGGTTAATCAGGTTACTCAAACCGTTCAAATCACGATAGTCACTACAACGACAGTTGAATTTGTAGAAACCACATCGATTTGGTCTGATGGAACCGAAACCAAAACCACAACTGAACCCACTGTGGTTGGTATTGATGAGAGTCATGATTCAATTGAATACGGTGAACCGACAACCGAATGGTTTAGCCGAACTTCTGAAGAATTTGTTACGACAACAACCGAGACCTGGTCTGACCCGATTGCGACTGAAACAACTGAATATTTTGATGTCATTATTACTGATCCGTCAACCGGTGATGAATATATTCAGGTTTCTAAAGTCATAACCACCGAGACTCATTTTGAAGTTACCAAAACGACAGCAACTGTATCCATTTCTACAACCGTGTATTCAGATGGACGCGACCCTGAAGTGGTGACCGGTGAACCTGTTATTGCTATTGAAACTCGAGAGACTGACCCAACTGTGATTGTAGGTGACCCTGAAATCATAACTTATGATCCGATTGAGGATGATAACCACGGACACGGCAACGACCACGATGGACATGATGACGACAACCCTGGTCAAGGAAACGGAAATCGAGACGATGACCATGATCGGGGACACGGCAACGACCACGATGGACATGATGACGACAACCCT